GTAATGAGAAAAAAATAAAATCATGAGAGATATTCTATTTATAAGTCCTGAAAACATTTACGAGCGCAGCGCCGTACATAAAAACATAGATAGTAAAATGATCGTTCCTGAAATTAAGGCGGTGCAGGAGATGTATCTTTTGCCTGTATTGGGAACGGCACTTTATGAGCGGTTGCAGGATGGGATTGATAATGATGATCTGACAGCGGATGAAGAAACGTTATTAAAAGAATACATCCGTGATCCTTTGATCCATTACACGATCAGCGAGCTGGCACCGGCTTTATCGTTCCAATTATGGAATAAGGGACTTACCCGCAAAACGACTGAGAATAGCGAATCGGTAAGCAGCTCAGAGATTGATGATTTTACGGCAAAGTTTAAAAATAGAGCGGAATGGTATTTGGAAAGGTTGATAAGATATTTGATTGAAGAGGCGGGCGGCGGTCAAAAGTTTCAGGAATACATTAACCCCGGCAGCCGCGTTGATACTTTCGTGCCGAAGCGGACAAGTTTCGAGATTGGTATTTATTTGGGGAATACGGATGTGAGTAAGAAAGAGATGCCGAAATGGTACAAATATGAGTTTTTATCCTGTTGCAGATGAACGGACAATATACACACAAAATACAAAAGCTTTTAAAAGCGTATCTGAAAAAACATGAGTCTAACGCTCAATCAAATAATAAAAAAGCTGGTCGAGATAGCAGCCGCCCACAAAATGGTAAGGACTGCAAAGCACGTCAAAGCTGAGGATTTTCTTGTATTTGATTACAAGGATGTGGAGTATCCTGCGGTTTGGTATACGCTTAATACGTCATCCATCACCGGCAAAGAAAAGACGTATCAAATACTTGTTACGATTGCCGACATTCATCACGTTGAAAATATGGATGAACTGGAAATGCAAAGCGATTGTGAGCAGATAGGTCATGATCTTTTGGCGCAGGTGGGATGGGATCTGCATGAGTGGTCAATGCAGCGGACTGCGAACTTTGAATATTTTAGGCAGGGGCAGGAGGATATTTTAGCAGGTGTAACTTTTGAGCTTAGTTTGAAGTTACCGATCACTTACAATAATTGTCAAGTGCCTACGGATTACGAACTGCCGAACGGTAATTTCGTATATATAAATACAAACCGATTTATGACAATTGCGGATTTCATAGTAGGTAGCGGGCAACCGATGGAGCAGGATGATACTGATTACCAAAACAATCAGCTTACGATCCCGCCTTTTGTGTTTATCGATGGGATATTACAGACGTATGTGGTGAGGAATGATCGCAGGTATATAACGCATAATGCAACAACGAAAACAATAACAATAAACGGAGGCGTAAATGAAGGCGAAAATATTAGGATTCTTTTGTAGTTTACTGATTTTGAATTTTGCCTATGGGCAAACTATTGATGGTAAACTTTATACTCAGTTTAATAATTGGTATAAATGGAAAGGGGGTGGTTTTGATTCAACATTACTTTTGCCGCAAGATAGCGCTGCAACTGGCAAGCGCCCGGGTGCGGTTTATTATCGCAGCGCGGATAGTTCTGTTTATTTGTGGTCGGGTACGCAATGGCGTAAGGTTAGCGGCAGCATCCCTACATTGCAACAAGTTACAACTGCAGGAAATACGACAACGGATAGTATTAAAATACTAAAAAATGGTGTAAACATTTTATCATTAAATTATGCACCAACGTTTGGCGGTAATTTTACAGGTGATTTAAGCATATCAAGCACATTGTCAAATAGGTTTCATAAAATGACCGAACAGGGATTTAGTTATAATAATAGCATTTATACAAGAACAATAACTAATGACGTTTTAAGTTCAAATCAAACTATAACGTTTCCAGATTCAGCAGGTAGATTAGCGCAGCGGGTTGCAATAAATGGAACGACGTATAACGCAGCAACTAATGGTGTGATTGATTTAGGAAACACCGACACCGCTACCGTTGTCAAAGCCTATGTAACCAATGCCGAAGCGGTTACGATCACAAAGGGGCAGGTGGTTTATATCTTTGGCGCATCGGGTGACAGAGCAGCAGTTAAATTAGCAAAGAATACAAGCGATACATTCAGCTCAAAGACTTTGGGAATAGTAAGGGAGGATATTGCAGCCGGGCAGGCGGGATGGGTTACAACGCAAGGGCAGGTGAGCGGGATAAACTTGGGTGCATATACTGCGGGGGATATTTTATGGCTCGATAGCGTACCGGGTGGGTTTACAGCTACAAAGCCACAAGCTCCTTATCATAGTGTTTTTGTTGGTGTGGTGGAAAGGGCGAACGCAGGCAATGGCTTAATATATGTTAAGCCACAAAACGGAGTGGAATTAGATGAGCTTCACGATGTTAGGATTACAAGCCTTGCAAATAATGAAATAATAAGATACAACTCTACTTTAGGATATTGGGAAAATAAGACCGTTGAAAGTATCCTGCAATTTGATACCGTTCCTTTAGCGGTTTTTGGTGCGGGTAGCGGTGCGGCAGGGGATACGGCTGCATTCAGCACATCGGCGGTGTATGGTAGCTTTTATAATGCAGGGAGCGATACTTTGATAATTACACAAATGAGAGCAGGGGTGTTGGGTACTTCGCCAAATATTACAACAGAGGTTTATTGGAATGATTCGCTAAATGTAACGGCAGGCGCAACGATACTTGTAACAGGCGGCACATCGGTAACAGGCACAATCGGTGCGACTAATGTAACATCATTTACAAATAATAAGATACCACCTAATAACTGGGTGTTTGTTAGAACGAGTGCGGTTGCTGCAAAGCCGACTTACTTTACTTTAACTTTGTTGGGATATCGTAAAAGACAATGAGATATATTTTAATCATATTAGTTTTTCTTTCGGTAGGTGCTAATGCGCAAATGGTTATTAAGGCGCACGCTAATTACAGACCACTTGTACAACCTGCGACTAATCTTTTATTAGATGATTTTACTGGTGGCATGGTTGCATATAGTCTTCGCAAATTAGATAAAGATTATACAGGTTCAGCTATTAGAGTTCGTAAAGATACAACAGGGCAACCCGAAAAGGATATAGGTTTTTTGGCAAGTGGGGAACTTGATACAGCTGATTTAAAAGATTTTTGCAAAACTCGCAGTTGTTTTGTTACTACATGGTATAATCAAGCAGATAGTTCTGGAACTTTCGGGGTTAGAAATGGAACTCAGACATCATCAGTTCCGCAGCCTCGTATAGTTTCAAATGGTGTAGTAGATAGACAAGGAAATAAACCAACATTAGTATTTGATGGTGATGATAGATTTGTTATAAGCCCATTTACATATAGTGCTGAATTTAGTTTATATCAAATAAATAAAAAGAATACTACTGGAAATATAGCTGTTAATTTAACTGCAACAGGTGGTAACGTACCTGGGGTTATTAATCATTGGTTAGATGGTGTAATATATTTTGGGTATCGCAGATCCGGAGCAAATTATTATAGAACAGTTAATTTTAATAATGCTAATTTTAATTTATTAGAAGGTTATGCCAGAAGTGATGCAAGAAGTTTATATGCAAATAATACACTTCAAACATTAGGAAGTGAAATATCTATGACAGGTGTTGTTACACAATATAATTCAATAGGATCTTATTCTGGTTTTATTGCCACTGGAAGATGCAGTGAAATCATATTATTTAATACAGACCATTCTGCAAGCAGAAGCACGATTGTATCAAATATAAATACATTTTATTCAATTTATTAAAATGAGATATTTATTTATCATATTGTTAATAATTTATGGATCTACTATTAATGCTCAAAGTAATATGCAATTTATTAAAGTACTTCCTCAGAATGGTTTAACAAGTGAGCAAAGAGCAGAAGCAATAAGCCGTGAGCTATTTCGCATACAGCGACCGATTAACCAACAGAATGATGTTACTCAGTATTTGTTCGGATGGATTAAACACCCGACAAAAGATCCTAATTATCTTGATACCGTAAACGCAGCTTTACAGATAGACACAAATCAGGTTATTTATGTTCATCCGGATAATGATTTGACTAATCTTATCGCTTTGTTTCCTGAGTTATCACAAGCTGAAAAGGATGGACTTGCAGCGTTCATTGAAAGTCAGGCAAGTTTTATGTTTCAGTATATCATCCCGAGCGATGTAACGGTGTTTGATGAGGCGCAAATGAAAGCAGCTGGATGGTTACCTGAGCCTGAATTATTTGGAGCGGGGTTATGAGAGGGCTGATTTTATTAATAGTGGCTTTGATCTTATCGGTTATATTAATGCCGATCGGGTTTGTGTTTCAGATAGTGGTTACTTTGTTTAGGGCGGTTGATACCTATCTGTTTCACATAGCGAAGTCAATCGATCAGCACGGGAACGTGGTTTGTGCGGAGTTGTTTAACCTGACATTAATAAAAAAGAAAGGTTACAAATTCGGGGACATGGACAAAACAATTAGTTACGTTTTGGGCGTAAATGCTCAAAAAAAGAATTTAACGTATTTAGGTAGGAAGGTTGGTAATTTATTAAATACTATAGAAAAGGATCATCTTATTAAAGCGGTGAATTATGAGCGCAAAGATTGAATTTATTGGGGCATGGTTTTTCGGGTTGATAGCTTTTATTACAAAGCATGATTTGTTGATTTATGCCGCAATAGGATATAACCTGCTTGCAGGAATTAAAAGCATACCCGGAGCGTGCAAAACTATTAAACAATTAAAAAATGACATATATGCCAGAATGGTTAAAAAGACTGACGAAAACTGATATAAGAAATACAATAGCTTTAAGTATTGTATATGGTATCTTTACAGCATTATTCCTTTTAATATACAAACCTATACCTGAAGAAAACCATGATACGGTAAATCAAATGATAGGTTTTTTGACAGGTTCCGCTTTAGGAGGTATTATGGGATTCCACTTTTCTTCAAGTAAATCTGATAAGAAAAATGAAGATCGAGAAGGATAAAGAGATGCACTTCTGGGCGGGCGTGGTCGTTAGCTTTGTAGCTCTGATCATGTTCAAAGCAGTTGAGGCTCCTCACTGTTGGGCGTTTGTTCTGGCAGCCGTTATCATTGCGGCCGTAGGGAAGGAGGTTAAGGATTTAATGGACTACGGTAAATTTGATTACCGGGATGCGGTTTATACCATTGCAGGTGGGGTGTTGGCTTTCGTACTTTCATTCTTTTAATATGGGCAAATATTTAGTTTTTTTACTCTTATTGGCATCCTGTGCGAATCCTAAGAAGCTACACCGCATGATGGATAAAATGCCGATCTATGCGGCTAAGGAGTGCGCACAAAGGTATCCTATTAAAGAAAGGATTGACACCGTTCAATATGAAGATACCGAGCTTCTGAGAGCTTATGAAGATGAATTTAACTATATGTCGCAAATGATTGACAGCCTGCTGAATGCCAAATGCGATACTTTATATATTGATAAGATCAAAGAAAAGATCCTTAAAATACCATGCAAACCTGAAGTTAAATATATCATCAAGACGCAGGAAAACACGGCACAGATTGAGGCGCTGCGGCTCGAATGTGATGAAAAGGAAAAACAATTTATTGCAACCAATACAAAGATTGAAACGGAGCTGCAAATAATAAAAGAGAAAAACGCAAAGTTATTAAGTCGGAATATCTGGATGTGGTTGATTATAATTTTACTCACTTTATTTTCATTTCGTAGACAAATCTTTAATTTAGTAAAATGAAAAAAGAGATCATTCAATCAAAAGATGGGCAATGGTATTGCATCTTGAAAGCCCGCAATGGTCAGGTTTTATTCACGTCTGAAACCTACAAAAACAAACGCAGCATTGTTAAGGTATTAAAAAAATACTTTCCTGAATTATGAATAGAGGCATTGCAACTATTAAAAAATTCGAGGGGTTGAAGCTGAAAGCGTACCTGTGCCCGGCGAATGTTTGGACTATAGGATACGGCAATACGTTTTTTGAGAACGGTACCAAAGTAAGCCCTAACGATAAAATAACAATAGATCGTGCCGATCAGCTTTTATTTTTCATCGTTGCAAAGTTTGAGGGCGAAGTTAAAAAGGTGGTTAAATCTGCAATAAATGATAATCAACTGGGGGCGCTCACCTCGTTCGCTTTTAATGCCGGTACCGGCAATCTTCAAAAAAGCACCCTGCTAAAAAAGGTAAACGCAAACCCTAACGATCCAACGATAAGAGATGAATTCATGAAATGGACGCGGGCGGGTGGCAAGGTGCTTAATGGACTTGTTACAAGGCGCAAAGCTGAAGCGGATCTTTATTTCACTCCTATCTAATAAAACCTTCCGCATTAATTATAACCCGCTTACGTTGGTAGAAAGGCGGGTAAACGCATTCGACCTTACTACGATCTCTGAGGGCAATTACTGAGGTGTGATCGCATTTAAGAAAGCGGGCAATCTCCATCAAAGTAATGTATTTATAATTCAGTAGAACGTGGCGAATGAAATGAACCTTTGCCCTTACCTTTTCATAATGGCGCCCATGCTTTGCTGCTTCCGGATCTATCTGATGAATCTTACAAACTCTCAGCCATTCTTTTTGCAGGTCGGGTTTTTCAGGTAGGCGGTTTTCAAGAATAATCTCCTTTTGCACGATTGTGCGGGTTTTGTTGATTACCGATTCAATCTTATCCAATAGCGGCTGGGGGACATCATCCATAAAAAGCTCCAGATTGGATTTTATTATTTTAATGGCTTGTTCAGTTGTCATAAAAAATCTTCTCCTTTATAGTCAGAGTAATTATTTTGCATATAATCAATACCATTTACCCATAAAACTGATATAATGCAAGTGATTATAAATATTATGAAATAAATCATTTTTCTTTATCGTTGTTTTTTATTACAATATATAATGCGCTTGCAAGGATGCAGATAATAGCTCCAAGGTTTACAATAATTAAATCTCTCATAATGTTTTAAATGTTTTTTGTGAGTAATAAACCCCTGCTCTCCAAATTTCATTTAAAAAGATAGGCATGTCATTTGGCTCAATATCAAAGTGAACCCAATACAATTCTTTGCTTTCATGCTCAATTTTGTATTTGATATGAGATTCAAATACTGACTTTTTAACGCTTGTAATAAAAGCGTCAAGTTCATCTTTTAATAATAGAAGTTTCATTTGTTTGGTTTTTATGGTTTAAATTATAATATCCTTTTCTGATGTCATAACATGGACGGTAAAGCCTTGTTTTATTAGTTCCGCATGGCGGTACTTTTGCAGCTCGGTCGGCTCCCTGCCCGGCTGCTTCACCTCAACAAAGATGGTTTTGCCGTTCTTGAGGCACATCAAATCCGGGATGCCGTTGCAGTTGGTTTGGATAAGTTTGATTACCATCCATCCCGCCCGCTCATAGCGTGCCTTTATGCTGGCTTGGATTTTGGATTCCATATTGTTCGATTGCTTTAAATATCTGATAAACTACCTGCGGCACTACTGCGTTGCCTCCTGCTTTGATTGATTCGTTTCGCCATTTAGGAAAGGTAATTCCGTCCAATTCGGTGGGAACCCCATCATCTCTAATGTGAATTGGGGAGACAGTTGGGAAGTTTGACCAGTCCATTCGGGATTGTCTTTGGCTATTGTTCGCGTCAAATTCATCTGTTTGAAATTGCCTTCTTTTACCTTCTCTCCAGTATCTCTCCATTCCCCCGACACTGGTGTCGGCAGCATTTGATTCTTCGCCATTTGTGGTAAACTGATTCCATATTGAGTCCCGGTTTTGAAACTTATTGATTTTCCATTCGTTAATTTTCGTCCTTCGTTCGTTGCATCCATAGTTTTTGGCGTAGGCAACAAACCAGACCCTATCCCTTCTGTGTGGTGCGCCAACGGCCGCAGCTGGAAGTACATACGGTTGGACTTCGTACCCTTCAGCTTCCAAATCAGCTTGCACCTCTTCGAATACCATCCCTCCATTCCAATTAACAAGGCCGAGAACGTTTTCGCCCACAATCCAACGTGGTTGAATTTCTCGAATTGCTCTAAGCATGCTGGGCCACAAATGGCGCTCATCTTCTTTTCCGAGTCGCTTTCCTGCTGATGAGTATGGCTGGCAGGGAAAGCCCCCTGTGAGGATATCAATTGCTCCTCTGTGAATAGTGAAGTCTGTTTTTGTGATGTCATGATAACTGATTGCATTAGGCCAATAATGTTTTAATACTTTTTGTCCGAAAGGATTCCACTCGCAATGAAATACGTTTTCCCATCCCATCCATTCGGCGGCAAGGTCAAAGCCTCCAATACCTGAAAATAATGATCCGTGATTCATACTAAATAAAACTATCTGCTATCAGTCCGAGAATAACTACGATCGCTACAAAGATGTAAGATTGTCTTTTGGTGAGGTCAAATGATTTTTGTTGCATGGCTGTGGGGTTTATTTATCTTGAATGTTAAAATGGCCGATTATTATACCTGCTCCAGTAAATGTTCCAATAGTATAAAATATTTCAGCTTTACCTATTGGCTCCCAATTACAAGCGCACATTTTATAAATACATTTTATGTATCCGAAAAGCATTATTATAACAAATAAAAAATATAATATAAGTCTCATGGCTGTGGGATTTAAAAGGGGGCAGTGCCCCCGTTGATTAATTAATTATAAACTTCTAATCTCCAGCTATTCTTTTTTACACCTCTTGAATTTAGGCGGCACCAATAACAAGTTGAATTTATATATGCGTATGCATAATCTCCGTCAATTTGAATCTTAGTAGGAGAATAAGAAAATTCAGAGATAAAACTTTCTAAAACTTTTGCTTCGATTGTGATTTGATTTGTCATGGCTTTTTTGTTTTGTTACACAAAGATAATACTTTTCCACAAAGTGCAAAACTTTTTTTAATATTTTTTTAAAATTATTTTTTACTCTCTGATTTTCCCATCAGGAAGTACCTGCTTAACTTCAATTTTAAAGCCGTCTAAGTAATTGCCATTAATACTTACAACCTCACAATTAACAATAAAATTACCCTGCAAAATATTAACATTATCGCCTACGTCTAAAATATTTAATTCCATATTATTTGATTTTGAGCCGCTGCGGGACTCGAACCCGCATCCCCCTGATCAATCAAGGACGCTATCCCAAGGTGGTATTTATTCCCACTTACGCCAAGCGGCTGACCGTACTTACTAAATCCCGTAATCATTCTTAAAATAGCTCAAAGTATAATCTTTTTTATCCTTTACAGCCTTGTATATCTTTTCCTCAATGCCGCCCTCCGCAAATAGCCAGTACACCTTTGAGGCCTCTTCCCGGTCTTTATTCTGCATCCGCGCCCGCGCCTGCCAGTACGATACCGCGCTGAAGTCGATATTAAGCATTATAAGCGCATCCGCTGTGCTAAGGTTAATACCTTCACGCCCGGATTGAATCTGGGAAAGAAACCACTTATTATCGCTTGTGGCGAACTCCTGCGGGTCGGTCGTGAATTTATCGTAACCGAATGTCAAATATAACATAACCTCCTCCGCTTTGTACTTATAAAAGATTGCTATCTTTTTGCCTTTGAAATTCTCCTTTATCCAATAAGCCTTTGACCTATCAAATATCAATCCCTCCTGCTTTTCATCTATAACCGTTCCCGTGTAAATCTGATGCAGCTTACTTAATAATTTCGCCCCCGTATCAGCCATTACTACATTATTATCGCGGCCGATATAAACGCGGTCGCGTTTCAGTCGGTCTGCCAGAAAATATGTTGATGGCTCCATTTTTATGCCAACGGTTAATTCCTCAACCTCCGCCCTGAACCCGGCTTCTGCCTGAGTGAAAGGGATAATTAAATGATCTGTCATTTGTTTGATTTTTGTTTGGTTTGCGTTTGAGTAATCGTTTACTTTTAAACCCTTAAAATATTTGAGCTGAATATTTACGTAATCCTTTGCCCATTTATAAAAGTTCACATAATCTTTGAATGGACTGAATGAACTAATATAAAACTGGTGAAATATCTGTGAGTAGCTTTCAGGCGTTGGCGTTCCGCTAAGGTAAATGATCGGCTTGCCTTTGCATAAATCTTTGAGCTTTTTAACCCTTTGCGCTGGCTTAGGATATTGACCACAATTATGTACTAAAATTTCATCTGCAAAATAATTATGATTTTCTTCTACTTCTATATCATATACATAACCGTCTGGGCACAATTCATTAATTCTTTTTGTATTTGATAGTTCGTAAACCTCAATATTTTCCACCCTGACAAACTTAAAATCATTTCTTTTTTCTTGTCGCATTCTTTTACTTTTATAGATTTATGAGATGAACCATCTACCTCTATTGCTATTTTATGTATTGCAGACGCTATGTCTATTTTATAATGAGTTGGGCAATTATATTTTTTTATATTATTTACTCCCGTTTTTAATATGTATTCCATCGTAAATGAATTATCATTTTTGATAATTTCATTATATAGTTTTAATTGTTCTAATGTAGCTCCTCTTCCATTTCCTCCTTGTATTAAAGGTTTATGATTCATTTTTTTTAATGTTTCGCTAACCTTTAATCTTGTATTAATATCATTCATTGGATTTTTATTTTTCATCCTTAATGAAGATACTTTCCCGTTACATTTTGAACTACAAATATTTTGTTTTCTATAAGGTGGATAATAAAATATTGTATTACATACAATGCAGGTTCTTTTTGTTTGTTGTAAAAAATTATTATAAGATTTATATTTATGATTTAATTGACCACATTTTCGTGAACATAAGCCTTTTGTTTTACCTCTTAAAAATTCATACTTTTGATTATCTGTTAATTCTTTATTGCAGAATAAGCAATTCATCTTCACATCTGATATCAATAGCTTTGACCCACCCTCTCTTTGTGTAAATTTTGTGGCTTTCGGTACATATAATTTCTTTTCCATTGCATTTAATTTTTACAAGATTTTCTGTTAGTTTGTTTTTAAAAACATTTAATACTTTTCTTTTCTCAATCTTATTACTTGCAAAATTAATACTTTTTATGAAATCTCCAACTTTTATGTCCTTTATTTTTACCCCATCAATTAAGGTATTTTCCAAAAAACACGAATGAGCTTCATCTATTATCACAATATCAAAAGGCTGTTTAACGTGGTGCAGGTTTTCATAATTAGTTACGATAATATCCGCTTTCAATCCTAACTGCTTATGGTCTTCCAATATGCCGCTTATTACCTTTTTCTTAGTAAGGAATAGAATAACCCCTGCCCCCACCTTTTCACCGGTTAATAGAGCCGTGACGGTCTTACCGCAACGTACCTGCATGGCTAAGTAAACCAATCCATATTTGCGTATGATGTCGGCGGCTTTATCGCTTATTGATATTTGGTAATCACGTGGCTGCATAAATTTTAAAAAATCACCCCCCGCCCCCTTTATAATTATTAACATACTAACCGGTTAAAAATTATCAGCGGGGAGTGAATGAGTTACGGATTAAAACCTCAAATTAACTTTATCCTTTCTACGATAATTATAAATCTCTTCTATCAAGATTTTATACTTCGCAACATCATTACAATGTTGCAACGCCATTGGCTGAGATTTTAATTTTTGCAAAAATTCGGTAAATTCAAAATTAGGATTTTTTAAT